AGTTTTTTGTAGATTCACAAAGAAACTATAACAAAGTAGAAGAGTTACCAGAACAACTTAATGTCACAGGTTCACAAAATTCAGATGGAAAACCTATGGGTATTATTCCAGCATTAGGTGGTGAGGACGAAAATGATACTGCAAACTATGGTGCTAGTATGTGGATAGGAAATTCTGGACTTGATGCATATTCATTACCTACTACTTTTTGGATAGGTGATACAGAAGTTACTAAAGATGATGCATTTACTTCTGTTAAAAAGTCTATTATTTGGAGATATGCATCTGATTACAAAAAAGCAATGTGTAATGAAGTTAATCCAGAAGCTACAGTTGCAAAAAGAACCAGAGCAAAAGTATCAGAAGGCCCACTAGCAACAACAGATGAACAATATGCAGCTACAAAATTCCAAGGTACAACAGGTGAATATCCAGCACCAAGTGAGGAAGAGAGACATCTTCAACAAGACACAGCTGGTGAAACATATACTACTAAACTAACATGTATGAATGATTTTTTAGTATCTGGTGCTGGTATGAAATACAAAATAGAATGGGAAAAAAATGAAAATACTGCAATTGCAAGTGAAGTCGATACATGGTTAATTGCAAATGGATATGGAAGAAGTTCAAAACAAGATAATGTTTGGGTAACACATACACCACAGGTAATAGGACAAGCAAGATTACTTAAAGAGTGTTATAACTTTGTAGGTGGTGCAAGAGTGGAAACTACATTGCAAGATATCGACAATGGTGTTTTTGGACTACCAGCTGGACATCCAATAATAGCTAAACATACTAGTAATCAAGATTTAGAAGGTGGTATTGACATGAAACAACACTTTCCAGATGAAGCAGGATTTAATGATGGAACTCAAGTAATACCAGACTCAATACAAGTAGAATTTGGTAAAAATATCAGTTAAATATGGCAGATAAAGAACATATTCTTAAACTCAAAAGAGGAGACATTGCACTAATTGTTAATAGTGATGATGGATGGTTTAAGAAAATGTCAATTGCATTTGCAGATGATTATGATGATTCAATCCAAATGAGTGGTGATTGGATATCACTTTACAAAGCAGTTACACATCTTTCAATGATATGTGACACCTACCTCAGAAGTAGACAAAACTTAATACAAGAAGATGGTCATGATTTACTTTCAGAACAAGAATGGAATCAAGATATGTTAGACCCATATATCTTAGGTGATTATCTTAATAACTTAGGTTATACTCTCCCACCAGAACTACAAAAAGAAATAGATGACCAAGACGAAAAAGAATTAAAAAAAGAATCTAAAAACAAGGATAATGTTATTCAACTATTTCCAGAAAAATAAATTTGCTTTATAGGTACATTTTTTGATATACTGAAAACCATTTTATACTATGATAGGACTATATTATGAACAAGATAAGTAATTACGATATTACACCAAAAGAAATGTTTTATGCAGAACTCGGTAGAGAAATCTCTAAGTATGCAGAAAAAAACAAAACAACCTCTCTACGATTCAGTAGAAAAGAATTCGAAACAGATAGAAAAGGAAGTGCAGAAGATGATGTATGGAATCATATGTTAACTGCATGTGATAAACTAACTCGTATTGGTTCAACATGGGGCCCTAAAGATATTAGTTGTCTCAATAAAAAAGAACGAATTATCGTTCAAGCACAATTAAAAAAACGAGAAGTTGCAAAAAAAAGAAAAGAAAAAAGATTAGCAAATGCATAAGAATATAGACTTAATGGGTGAAGAAATATTTCTTATTGACGATGTTGAACAACAAGGGATAGTTGCAAAGTGGTGGACTGATTTATACAATTATGGTTCATTTATACAAGGATTTCTTGCATATGGTGGTAATCCACCACATATCAGTATGGATAAAACTGGTGACCCAGAAATGATAAAGAAAATAAGAGAGGAAGGTGGTTTTTCTAATAAGATAACAGGCACATTAGAAAAAAATACTTGGTATATGAATGTATCTCGAAGTCAAGAAGCATTTACAAAAGCAGCTGGAAGAGCATACAAACAAGAAGATGATGGTAATGAAGCATACTGGGATAAAGAAGGTCAAGAATGGGGATTGCCTGTAGATATATTTAAACATCATCCAGTAGTGCATAATACAGTTGATGAGATATGGAATACTTTTAAACCACATTTTGAAGAAGCATTAGGTCTTGAAGTAAAAGATTACAATAACTGTTATGTCCATGCGTTTCAACATGGAGATTCTAGTTGGGCTCATCAAGATTACATGGATTACAGTGCAATAGTTTATCTTAATCCAATAAACATATGGGATTTAAGAAAATGGGGTGGAGAAACTTTGTTCTGGAATGACGACATAGACTTTGTTCGTGCAACTGCATGTCCAAAAGGTGGTAGTGCAGTGGTATTTCGTGGAGATATTTTTCATAAAGTTACAGGTGTATCTTGGGAAGCAACTTGTCCTAGAAACTCTGCAACTTTTTTCTTTGACAAAAAATAACTATGAGGTTATAATTATATTATGAATATTTTTTACTTAGACAAAGACCCAAAAACATGTGCAGAAATGCATTGTGATAAACATGTATGTAAAATGATTATTGAGTATGCACAACTTATGTCTACTGCACATCGTGTTATTGATGGTGTATCTTACGAAGGTAGAACTGCAAACAATAGAAGGATTGCAAGATGGTTACATCCACTTGAAAATCATGAGAAACTATTATACAAAGCATCACACATCAATCATCCAAGTAATCTATGGGTAAGAGAATCACAGAATCATTATAATTGGTTATATGAAATGTGGACACATTTATGTGATGAGTATACACATCGTTATGATAAAATACACATGACAGATTCAAAACTTCGTGGAATACTTGAATCACCACCTATGCAAATTGATGTTAAAAAATTTGTTGACCCATATCTTGCAATGCCAAACGATGTCAAACAAACAAATGTAGTAGAGGCATATAAGAACTATTATATAAACTACAAGAAAGACTTTGCAAAATGGACTAAAAGACCAACTCCAAAATTTATGAATTTTGAAACACACGCAGGATATGCTTCATAATGCCAACATATACTTTAGAAGATACTGAAACAGGAGAACAACATGATGTGTTTATGTCATGGGATGATTTACAAGAATATAAAAAGGGTAATCCACATTTAAAACAAGTTATAGGAAGTCCTAATATTGTTTCTCAAGTTGGTTCTAGAACAGGTCTTGGTGGTAGTGGTGGATTCAATGAGGTTCTTCATAGAGTTGCAGACAAACATCCTAGGTCAGACCTTGCAAAAAGTATTAAGAGAAGAAGCACAAAAGAAGTTAAGACAGATGAAGTCATTAAAAAACATGTAGAGATTCAACAACGAAAAAACGAGGATAAAAAATGAATCAATTTGATATAAAGGAATATATTAAAAATGAAGGGTTCAATCCATTTGCAACAGATGAAAATGCAAAAGAGATTGGTGAACAACAACAAAAAGATAGGTCTCTTATTAAAGATGGAAACTGGGTATCAAAGGAAAAAGAATACACAGGAAAATCAAATGAGGCTAGACCATCTGCATTTAATCAAATGATATCATGTAACTGGATTGACCCAGATTTCTTTTGGGGATGGAGAGTAAGAGTAGAGGAAGGACAGGCTCAAGGATTTATTACTCTCTTAACTGTAAAAGAATATCATTCAGTAGAGAATTGGCCAAGAACAACAATGGGTGGGCCTGCAAGAGGAGCGGTTGATGATGCAACTGCTGGTCTCAATTGTTTATTTGCAATGAGACATTTTTGTCCTATTGTAGAAATAACTCATACCTATGATAAAAAAATTATGGTGGGTCAAACATTAGAGACAGAAAATACATCATTTGTAAATAATGATGGTATTATAACTGAAACAGGAGTTCAACGAGTGGTTGAAACTGGAGAACAGGTTGGTACATATAAAGCAATCTGTAAAGATTTAAGAAAGGATTAACATGAAAGAAGGGAATATACAAGGACTATTCCAAACACCATTTTTTATTGGTGAGATTGATTACGAATATGAAATACCAAAAAATGAAAAATTTGTAGATGGTCATAATAGAAAAGGTATTGTTAATCCTAATGTATTAGATTTAGATTTACCAGAATTAGAGAAAAAAATATTAGAGTGTGCAAATCATTTAATAGTTGAAGTAGGTTCTATTAAACAACCTATGAAGATTAATCAATTATGGTTAAATGTATATGATGAAACTAGAGCTGGATTACCAGTTCATTGGCATCAAAATTGTTCGTGGTCTGGAACATTTTTTCCAGAAGATTCAAGGCATACTACATGGTATGTAAATCCTAATGCTGGATATCAAAACATGTATTTTCCAGAAGTTGAGAAACCTACAGATTTTAATCAAGATTACACGCCTTTCACTAATATGCCTAAAGGTAGAGTGATTATACATCCATCTTGGATAGGTCATTCAGTGACATGGCATGGTCATGAACCATCATATTCAATATCATTTGATATTGCTTACAAAGGTGAAATTGGTTCAAAACAATATGGGAGTTATAATGATGGTCAATAATAGTGCAATTTTAACAAGAGACGAATACAGAGAGTTCAACGATAGAGTTGCTATACTACAAGGTAAAGGCTATGAACTACCATTTGAGGTAGAATTCTTAAAAGAAAATGATACATTTAAAGTTACGATTTATGGTAAACACAATATCGATGAACTTGATGCAATGACAGAGGATGTAAAACCACAAAGAATATTTCCATGAAGACCTTTGAAATACTAGATTATGATTTTCAATCATTACCTACAGAAAATATAGATGGTAAACGATACTATATCACACCAACAGGTGAAAAGTATCCTTCGGTAACATCTGTTACTGGACTTTTAAATAAAGAAGCAATTAAGAAGTGGAGAAAAAGAGTTGGTGAGAAACAAGCAAATAAGATATCAACTCAAGCTGCAAGACATGGAACATCTGCACACCAACTATTCGAAGACTATATTAGAAATGATAACTTTGAAGAAAAGTTTAAGGGTGCAATGCCCACTACACAACAAGCATTCATTTCGGTAGAAAAAGAATTAAATCAAATTGGAACTGTTCATGCACTTGAATCACCACTTTATTCACATAACCTACAACTTGCTGGTAGAGTAGATTGTATTGCAGAATGGGAAGGTGAGATATCAGTCATCGATTTTAAGACCAGTGCAAAACCAAAAAAGACAGAATGGATACAAAACTATTTTATACAGGAAACTGCATATGCAAAAATGTTTGAGGATTTAACTGGTAAGAAGGTAGAAAACATTATCACCTTGATAGCAGTGAGTAATGGAACGAGTCAGTTGTTTGTGGAAAAACCGAGTGAGGTTTACCACACTAAGTTATTAGAACTTAGAGATAGTTATAAAGGAATGTATGGTTACTAAATTAGTAACTTGCCATCCACATTATTAAAAATGGTATTGCTAATGGTGCTAACATGAAAAATGAGAATGAAAAGTAGTCTCGTATTTTTTCACAAATTTCGCATCGATGTTCAATAATATAATTAACAGCACGACTCATGAGAGTTGTTCTCCTTATAAATAGTTATAGGGTTAAAATAATGATATTCAATCTAGTTATAGATATTTATCATTTATATTTATAATAGTTATAAACTCAATTTTAAAAAAATTATGGCATATAGTAAAAAAGTAGTAGATAGATTCGAATCTGTTCTAAACAATCCAGAAAAACATGCAGTCGGTAGGTTTGACCCTAAAGACCCTAATGTTGCAACTGGACTAGTTGGAGCTCCAGCATGTGGTGATGTCATGAAACTCGACCTTAAGATGAATGGAGATTTGATAGAAGATGTCAAATTCAAAACTTATGGATGTGGAAGTGCAATTGCGTCATCGACAATGTTTGTTGAAATGCTCAAAGGTAAAACAATTGAACAAGCAAAACAGATTAAAGATAAAGAAATTGCAGAAGCTCTTGAATTACCACCTATCAAATTACACTGTTCTGTCCTTGCAGAAGAAGGAATCAAGAAAGCAGTAGAAAACTGGGAAGAAAAAACTGCACATAGAAAACATAACCAAAAATGGGAAGACCCAAATGGGTATGGATATTAAAGACTTGACAATATAGAGTTTGGTAGTATAATTATATTATGGATATTATAAAAAGATTACTCTTTTGGGTTGTAGATTGTTGGAGACTTATCATGGACAATCGATACAATCCATTAAGACACATACACGACCCTTCAATTCAATCATATTTTACACTAGCATTATTTGTAATGTGGTCTTGTTACTTTGGTGTAGTCGCATTACACTGGATGAACTGGATAGGATATAGTATTGTTTGGTCAATTATTATTCACTTAGCAGTTCTTATACCAATCATGGTAACTAATGCAGTATTTCAACAAGCAGAAAAAGATGGTGCAAAATGGGTATCTGCATATACAAAGAATAATAATGATACTAACTAAAAAAAGATTTGCAGAAGCAATAGAAAAAGTTGTATTAGAAAAGGGTCTTAATTACATAGATGCAATCATATACTATTGTGAAAAAGAACATCTAGACCCAGAATCAGTAAAGAATTTGATAACACCACCTCTAAAAGAAAAAATAGAAGTTGATGCAATGTCTTATAATATGTTAAAACCAAATGCAAAGAAAGGAAAAGGTAAATTACCAATATGAAACCATATAACAATCGTAGACCACAAAGGTCAAAAGAATGGGGAAGAAAACCAAAGAAACATGATGGGCCACCACCATTTGATGTCTTAATGAGACGATTCAAAAAGAAATGTGAACGAAGTGGTGTTGTTGCAGAGGTTCGTGAAAGACAATACTATGAGAAACCTTCTTCAAGGAGACAGAAGAAAATCAATGCATGGAAGAGAAAGATTAAGATTGATAAGATTCGTGAAGAACAAGCCTTGGAAGCTTACAAAAGAAGTGGAAGGTATTAATAGTGAGTTGGCATGGTTATGAAAATGTCAATGCAAGGTTCGGATATGAATCGTATCAGTTATACCTCGGTATTAAACTGCATTACAATTCAGATTATGATTTTAACAAATATAATGGTAAAGTTAGTGCATCGTTTGAGAGTTATCTCAAAAGGTCTGATAAGTTCCAATTCTCTAAGTTACGAAAACAACATGGAGAAACTCTTAAAGACTTCTATATTGCAAACTTTATGCATAAAGACTATTGGATAGGAGATTTATTCGGTGAAGAAGCAAAAGAAAATTATACAGAATGGAAAAAATACAACCAATCTTTACTCTACTGTTTTGAAAAAGATATCAGATATTTACATTCACTTGACACAGTTTTGGGGAATCTATTTGATACTAGTGAGTCTAGTCATCCTATCATTGTTAACAATATTTTATCCAAGTCCATATCCTTACCCACTGGAGTATTACTCGATGCCCTTGTTGGATGGAGTTCCAGCGTAAATATAACAGAACAATATGTTTGGCCTGAACTCAAAAGAAGGATACAAAAGACTCAAGGTTTTATTGGATACAACAATAAAAAGTTAAAAGAAAAAGTATTAGAAATATATGACAGTTGAAGTATTAGAAAGAAGTAATACACAGAAAGACTTTGTATCCTATTTGAACCTCTCAGAGGGTCATACAGCATATATTATAGGTAATGGGACATCTAGACAGGGATTAGATTTAAATGTCCTTAGCGGGGATGTATGGGGGTGTAATGCACTATATCGTGACTATACACCAGACTATCTTACTATTATAGATGTCAGTATTATGGGTGAGTGTTGTGAATCAACATATCCAAAATATAATCACTGTTATTTTTCTGGTGAATGGGATGACCCATTAGGACATGAAGAATACAATATAATTAAACAAACAATGGGTGTTCCAGTAAGAGAATGGATAGACCCAAGTCATTCTAAAGTGACTATGCATGGAAAAGGTAATGGTAATGTCGGTATCTTAGAAATGCAAGCAATAGGAATAGAGGATGACTATAAAATTACAAAGATAGGTGGCCCATATGATGACTACCATCTTTTCGAGAATTGGTTTGCTGGAACTACTGCAGCTGCAATGGCATCAATGAACCATGACTACAATAATGTAGTCTTTGTCGGATTTGATTCTATTTGGAATTACGATTCGACTAAATATAATAACATCTATGCTGGAACAGCATGTTATGGGACAGAAGACGAACCAGAAAACAATAGACTTGTTGAAACTGGTGACCAAGGTTGGATATCTCAGACAGACCAACTAAAAGTTTTAGTTGACAGATTTCCAAACATAGACTATTATATAATGAAGGATGAATTAAGTGTTTCTCCATTGGATGAATACT